CTAGCTTGCCTTAATCTCACCGTGTGGGACCATAACCCAGTCGATATGATTGCTGGTATAAATCTTTGTTGATTTAGCGTCACTATGGGCCATCCTGCCTTGAGGATCGATACCCTGGCTATCAAACAAATGCGCGGCCAGCGCCCTTATCTCGTGAAATGTTGGGCGCTCATCCATTGGAAGATGAGCACATAATCCAAGCTTGTCACGTAGTGCAGAGAACGAACGGCTAAGATAATCAGGTGCAACCTGAGTAGGGTGCGAAACCTCTTTACTACGTTTATTATTTCTTTCTGGTATTCGGTGTACGACATAAGGACTGGCAACACTATCCCGGCTATCGTCAATAATCCTCTTCAGTTCCCCTCCAATTGGGATCGCTACGTGTGATGCCTCTTTCTTTTGAACCTTCTGACGATGGATGTACAAAGTACCGTAGATTCCGTTATCAGGTTCGTCCAGCCATACACATCCACAAACACCATTTTTCGGTTCCTTAATCGAATATTTTATTCGCGAAACTTCGAGCCGCGCGTGTGTTGTCTGAAGTGCCAAATCCATTGCTGTCCTTAACCATGGTTCCGCCGCGTTTCTCATGGCAATGAAGACGTCCAAAGGAAGACGTTTACGTTTCTTCTCTTCAACGCGGCGCATTTTTTTACGTGCTGCCGGGTTATCCATCATTAATGATTCATCAACAGCGTAAGAGAAAAGTTTTTTGAGAAAGCTCACTTTCCTGTTTTTAACGTTAGCTGATGCATCAGCATGGTAGCGGTTAATAAACTGGTTCACATGCTCAAGCTCAATGTCGCAAGCAGGGATGTCGATAAAAAATTCCTTAACCCTGATAGCGTCATTATTCCAGTCGTCCAGGGTACTCTGTGATGGTTTTTCATCGGCAACGGCACGCGCCATAATGCGATCAATATGGTGGCTGAATGGTTGCGCTTCTCCATTAAGTCCGCCTGAGTCTCTAATCAGGCTTTCAACGGACGGGACCGTTTCAGGCCTCATTCTGAGGTTATATTCTTTGGCAATGGCGATTGCCATTACGCGATCAGTTCCAATGCTTTTACGTTTACCGGTTATAAGCGTAAAGCGATATTGCCCGGTAGCTTTATCAAAAAGTAGAAAATCAGGGAGATTGCGGTTCTCCCTTTTACGTGGTCTTGCAGCCATGTTAATCCTCTTGAATTAACTGACGAACTCTTTCACTGACTATTGAGTCAACGCCCCATTTTTCTGAGGAGCTTACAAGGATCGTTCCATCTACGATGCGGCCCTGAAGCTTACCGTTTTCAATCCAGCGTTTGATAGTTCTGTTATCTGGAACTGAGCCAGGTTCAAACTCTCGCTTTCCCCACAGACTCGCCTTCATCAACTTGGCCATGGCTATTCTCCACTTAACCGGCTGCACCCGGCTATCTCTTATAGAAAATGCATGATGAGCAACCACCACGGAGCCCATCATTACAGTTACGACATCTTTTTGTTTCGGTGTAATAAAGCTGGTGGACCATTTCCTTTGGCATGAGAACCGGCATCGGCACGCGGATAACCAGCTTTTTGAGCCTGTCTATTTCCCCGGCCAGTTCGAGGATGCGGCGGTTGCCGTATTCCGCCTCTTCACGCCACCATGCCACGTCGGCTTTAAGGCGGCGAAAGCGCCGCTTTTTGAGTTTGCTTACCATGGCAGCCACCCCATACCCTGAAGTGCGCCGATGGCCAGCAGTACGAACATCACTAAGTCGAATGGGTTAGGCATCGTTATCACCATCTTTTCGGTATGAGTGACCAGGGGCTAAGCAGTGAGTTTTGTTGGCGTTAAATTTCCAGCCTCGCTTCTTGGCCGCCCTGAAACACTCCGTAAAATTGTCGCCAATTAGCTGCTTAAACCCGCGCTCTTCCGTTCTGTAATCGGGATCGCCCATGTATGACTGGCACTCCATGCAGTCACAGGTGAGGTCAAGTGTATATCCTCCAGTAACCATCACTTCACCTCCTGCTGCGGTGCTGCTGCGAGCATTGCATCTTCGAATGCACTCACCGAAATTAATAGCGAGTTACCCTGAATGTTCACTGCCTTACCGATTGCGTTGAAAAGTGTGTGGTATCCGAAATGACCTTTTGACCATCCAAACTGAACTGGAGCGCCTGACTGCAGCATTGCGGAGTGATGCGCTTCCCACCCTGCCTGGAATAATTCACGCTGAGTAAGAGCACCACCTTCATAGTCAGGCATGATGCCGCTTATTTTTGAAGGTTCGGCACCCTGAAGCATGGCGGCGCGGCGTAATTTGGCAGGAATGTCTGCCCACACCCCGGCACCAGACCTGTCTTTGTTGCTGAGCAGGTCGTCAATCGCAGACGCTGCCATGTGAAGAAGGTCTTCATCAGATACCGGCGCTGGCGGGGCGATACTCAGCAGAACGTAACCCGGCATCCACTGACCAAGCTCAGCAACGTGCGTAACGGTGACACTGATGAAATCACCTGTGAAGGCTTCTTCATTCGGATCCCACTCACAAAGGTCGAGAGTGTCGCCTGCATGATACTCACGGTCATTCCAACGCAGCTCTCCGCGCTTAAGTCCGTTGCGGACCGCTGAGAAGTATTCAGGCCAAATCTTGAGGTTGTGCGTCACAGGTTCTTTGGTAATTGTGCTCATGGGTTAGTCCTCCCCATCAATGCGTTTGTACTCGGACCAGATAATTGGGTAAGTACCCACCACCCGGCGCTGCAATTTCCCGCGCTGCTCAAGCCGTTCGCAGCGATACATGGGGCGATTGAACGGAAGGTGCTCAGCCCTGAACCAGCCGGAAGGGAGCCTGTTAAGCGCTTCAATGTCTGCGTTGGTCAAGATAGACATATCACTCTCCTTTACCGGCTGCGGTGACCTTTAGGCCAGCAGTTGCTAACGCCGCCAACACATCCTCGCGTGAATACCAATCCCCATTCAGGGAAGGCGTTGGACACATTTCAACTTCGTAGCGCTCGGGTAATGTCACCTTCCGCGCCTCAAGCTCAGCAATCCGCTTCTCTGCGGCTTCCAGCGCTGCTATCAACTCGTCGGTATAGCTTTCTACTGCTGACGCCATAATCCGAAGTTCATCTGTATGCACTTCCATAGTCAGCCGGGAAAGACGGTGCTGATTGGCGTGTTTAGGCACGCCTAATAAGTCGTGGTGTTTGTTGCTCATTGGGCGGCTCCTTCGATAACGTCTTCCCCACAGTGCATCTGCCCATTACGGTAGCTTGGATGCTGAACGGTGTAGATGAGGTAAGCACTACCAAACGAGGTCCATTTGCCCTCAATATGCCGAACCTTCCCGCTTTGTTTTCTGCCCTGACGGTCGGTGTAATTGACAGTTTCGCCGACGTTGAATTTTGGCTGTAACTCTTTAGCTTTGCTCATGACTGCACTCCTTTGCGAAGTTGGGCTGCTATGGCTTTGTGCTCATCAATAATTTGCGATGCTTCTGCATGGGCCAAACCTTCGAGAGATATAACGCCTGTGTCACTTATCCCGGCCAGGCTAACCAGCTCAACAAGGCGACGTGCTTTCTTAACGCTAATTTCTGGCGCTATAACGCTACGAGTAACTTTTTTCTTACCTTTGGCTGCTGCAGAGGCTTTATCCTTCTGTAGAACCTCACCGGCTTTTTCACCGAACTCTTTTACGCGGTCAATGGCTACATCAACGGACACTTCGCCAGCCTTAACAGCTTTTTGCACATCGTGATTTGCATTGCTAAGGGCTATCAGCTTTTCGACCCATGCCACTGACTTATGGATTTCCTTCGCTATCTCAGCCGGAGTGAGATTAAAGGGAGCAAAATCGCGAATGCCGTTAATCTGATCGATAGGGGACAATGACAGCTGACTTGCGCTCGTGAAAATTCGCGCCTTTTGCTTTAGGTCATTACCATAGAACGGCATGATATGAATTCGATTAACGGGCTTTCCTGCGTCACGACAGCGCTGATATGCCAGGTGACGACGATGACCCTCAACGATGTAAACTCCACCCTCGTCACGCGGTACAACTTCAATTGGCGGAACGACGCCACCATTCATCAGGTAATCGAATAAGTCATCATTAGCCAGGCGAGTACGCTCATCGTCTTCGCGGATGTTAAACCCTTCGCGAACATGAATATCGTCAAGGCTGATAAACATCCCGGTATCGGTACGCTTAATGGTCCCGTCACGGGTCATTTGCTTGAATGAGTTAGCCATTAGAGAGCAACCTCGTTATTCAGGGAAATGACAACAGGAGTGAGCTCAAGCAGTTCTCGCTGAGCTTCCAGCAGGTGCATGTTGGTAGGCGTTTTGGTGTGGCGCTCTTCGATGCGGTCACACTCTTTGGCCCAACTGGTAACATCCTCACGCAGTGTTGCGTTCTGCTCAGCCAGTTCCTTACGCTGCGCCATCGCTTCGCAGAGCGCAACACTGGTAACATCAAGGCGTGTAGCCAGTTCGTTAACCATCCAGCCGTAAGCGGCAGGAAGGAGAGGGGCGGCCTTACGAGCTGCGTCGATAAGCTGCTCTCTGGTCATGCGTGGTTGTAACTCGGTGACGTTCTGTGTGTTCGTCATGGATAGTTTCTCCGTGTTATAAGCGCTCTGCACAGCGCTGATTTTTGGTTGCACGAATCCCTCGCCTGGTGGCGACAAAAATAAATGGTTTTCGTTTTAGTAAGCACCCAACCAGGGCACTTAGTGAAACGGGCGGCTGCAACCGCCTGTTAGCTTCTCCACAATTGGGAGCGCGTTCTCCTGAGGTTGATTTAACGACTGAGGCCTCTCAAGGAACCGGCTGAACGCGCTTTCAGTTGTGAAAAGGGGCGGTCGACATTAAGGACATTCACAACTGCCGACCGCCAAGACTACACACAGCATCTGATACAGCGACTACGGTTTACACAACCGGAAGCGCACTCCGTTCGTTTACTTACCTGTCATCCACAACCGATAGTTGATGGAGTACGCTTTCATGTTGTGTGCCGGGATTCCACCGGCTCCCATCTGTTTTTTAAGCCACTCAGATATCGTCTGGGCTGTCACCTGATCGCCACGCTGGTGAAGCGTCTCTGGCTGTCGTACTTGCCTGGCTTGCACATTCCGGCTACCCGCTGGATCTGGATACTGAAAGGAATCCCCGGACCGCTGCGGCACATGTGCCATATGCCGTATTGCTAACTACCACACCGGCGCAGGTAACTGTCAGTACCCGTGATGTGATTTAAATGTACCTTTGGTTACTTTAATGGTCAAGCGGCGAATGTACTTCTTGTTACCTAAAGGAGCGAAAAAAATGCCAGAAGGATATCTGGCATTGGAAATGAAGAGCTTAAATGTTCTGGGTTATCTGTACTACTTTCCCAACAATTCGGCAATTACCGTCTATTGGGATGGGTTTAAATGAAGGATTGAGGGGCATTAAGTATGCGTAAGGGCTATCCCAAACAAGCTTTTTGACCGTTGCCTCTGCTGAACCATCAAGTATCGCCACAACAATTTTCCCGTAAAGGTCATCCAGTTGGCCATAATGAGGTTCAACAATAACGATTGACCCTTCAGGGATTGATGGCAGGCCGTGAGGGTTGGTCATCGACTCGCCACGAACTACTAATCCGAATACTTCATCAGAAACATTTGCAGTGGTTTGCGTCCATGAAATCACATCAGAAAGCCTTGAGCATGCATAAGTATCAGTCCAAATACCAGCCTGAACAGCGGAGATTATAGGGACTGCCGTTGGGGGCTTAAGGAACGGAACAACTTTAGTATCGTCCTGAGTTTCCTCACCTTGACCGTAAAGAATCCATTCTGGAGTTGTCTGCAGCGCCAATGCCAGCTGGTGGAGGTTCTCACCATCAGGCTTGGTTGTACCGCTCTCCCATTTAGTCACGGAAACACGGCTGACGCCCAAGCGTTTAGCTAGGGTCTGCTGCGTTATGTCGAGCTGAACTCGACGGGATCTTATTCGGTCTTTCATCTCTGTTTTCATGTAACCAATGTTACATTGATTCCTTGTAACTGTTGTTTGCTATTTGATGTACCTTTTGTTACCTTTAAGGCGTGAGTTAACTAGGAGGAACCATGCGTAAATCAGAAGTCATTGAGCACTTCGGCGGTGTATCAAAAACCGCAAGTGTTCTTGGGATTTCCCACCCGGCAGTTTGTCGCTGGGGTGAAGTCATCCCTCAAAAGCAAGCGTTCGTCATCGAGCGAATTACGGAAGGCAAGCTTAAGTACGATGCGAGCCTTTATCAAAAGGCTACAGATTCAGCTGCTTGAAAGTAACTACAAAAGGAAAATCAACATGGTAGAGCCAAGCCTGAAAGAAGTAGTGAAAGCGATGTGCAAAGCGTATCCCGGTGGCCGTGAGGCAATGGCCGGTGCTCTTGGCATGTCAGTAACGCAGTTCAACAACAACCTCTACGAGAAAAACGGCTGTCGCTTCTTCGAAGTGAACGAGCTGGAGGCGATGGAGGACATTTCAAACACGTCTCTCCTGGCTGATTACTTTGCCCAACGTCGCGGCGCTTTGCTGGTGGACGTGCCGCAGCTGGAAGACCTTGACCGCGTGGACCTGTTTACCCGTGCCATGAGAACTGCAGCAGCCCGTGGTCAGGTTGATCAGATTATCCAGAAAGCCCTGGAAGACGGAGTGATTGAGCCGCATGAAGCCGAAGAGATTAACGAGCATCACCGCCGTCACCTGGCTGCGCGTGAAGAAGAAATCCGCGCGATTGTCGCGCTGTTTAGCCGTAAGAAAAGCCCAAAAAAGTGACGCCAGCGGGCGTGCAGGCCCCTGGCGTCTTGGCGTGTCGTATTCAGTGGAGAAACTAACGCATGAACAGTTTAAACCGATTGAGACCAGCGAAGCAATTCAGATGCCTTCCACTGGTGGGAAAAGACTCCCCGTTCGGCTATGTGGAGAGATTAAACGACCAGCCTGGTGAGAACAACTACCAGCCTGAGAACGCGATGGTAGAGGCTTTTGCTCAGATGAACGAGAAGGGGCGTGAAGAATGGCTGAAGTTAACAGGCGATTCAAAGACCACTACGGCGTCCCGGTCCGCGTCATCAGATGGGAGCCCGAGACTCGACGCGTTATATACCTTCGCGAAGGGTACGATCATGAGTGCTTCAGCCCTCTTGAGCAATTCCAGCGTAAATTTACAGAGTTAAAGGACGACCATGAGCCTGTTGATGCCATCCCGGCCGATAGTGATAAACCCTGACCTTGCATACAGCATTGGCCTGAACGAGGCTATTGCGTTGCAGCAGGTTAACTACTGGCTTAAAGAGACCACCTCCGGACTGGAGCGTGACGGCGTGCGCTGGATTTACAACACCAACGAGCAGTGGCTGGAGCAGTTCCCGTTCTGGTCTGAGTCTACGCTGAAGCGCACATTCACCCGCCTGAAGAACCTTGGCGTGCTCAAAGTTGAGCAGCTGAACAAGTCTCAGCGAGACATGACGAACTACTACACGATCAACTACGAAAGCGAGCTTTTAGATGAGGTCAAAGTGACTAAATCGAAGAGTTCAAATTGCACTCTTCCATCAGGTCAAAATGAACCGATGGAAGAGGTCAAAGTGGAACGCTCCATCAGGTCAAAACGAACCGCTCTCATCAGGTCAAATTGCACTGATGTTCTTACAGAGAATACAACAGAGAATACTACAGATATTAAAAAACCTATTTGTCCGGTTGCGCCGCAACCAGACGGTGATGTGTTGATCACCGATCAGGCTAAACAGGTTTTGACCCATCTGAACCAGGTAACCAGTTCGCGTTATCAGGTTTCAACAACCTCGCTGCAAAACATTCGTGCCCGAATCGGGGAAGGTTACACCGTTGAAGAGTTATCGCTGGTGGTGGATTACTGCAACGCGAAGTGGAGCGAAGACCTCACTATGTCGGCTTACCTTCGCCCACAGACTCTTTTCCAGCCAACAAAATTTCCTGGCTACCTGAAGTCAGCCAACAGCTGGGCCAAAGCTGGGCGTCCTCCTCGCGTCAACGGAGAGTGGGCCCGAGAAGATGGCGTTTTCCGTTCCAGCTTCCAGAACACTGACTACAGCAAAGTCCCTAACGGTTTCAGAGGAGCTAACTCATGAGCTTTCTCAAAACAATTCAGTTGTTCGTTGCCAATAACCCTGGGCTGACGAACAGAGAGATCGCTGCAGCACTGCCGGAGTATGCGTTGCACAGTGTTCAGCGTGCTGTATGTCGCCTTGTCATGCTTAATCGTGCTGAGCGCAAAGGCGAACGCCATAACTTCCGTTACTACGCGAAAGCGCCGGAAGGTCCTATTGGTCCGATCATCCCACGGATGCCGGTTGAGAAAGCAGAAGTAATACCTGAACCAAAGCAGGAAGCCGCACAAAACCCAGCCGTCATTGCGATGATGGACAAGGCTAAAGAGCTATCTGACAAGGGGCTTTATCTGCGTGCAGCTACCGTTCTGATGGAGGCATTCAATCGCTCAAAGAACGAAACCATGCGCGCCAAAATTCTCAAGGAGCGTAAGCGCTGCCTGAGTATGGTGCCGAGGGTTAAAACCACTGGTGATGGATGGTGTCTGGCTGGCAGAGCGAGGAACGTCTGATGAAATACTCTCTGATTTACGCTGACCCAGCCTGGGAATATGGCAACACCGTCAGCAACGGCGCGGCTACTAACCACTACGGAACAATGAAGCTTATCGACATGAAGCGTCTTCCGGTCTGGGACCTGGCTGCCGATGATGCTGTTCTGGCTATGTGGTTCACCGGCACACACACCCGCGAGGCTATCGAACTGGCAGAAGCCTGGGGCTTTAAGGTCCGCACTATGAAGGGCTTTACCTGGGTGAAGTTTAACCCGCTGGCAGAGCAGCACATCAACAAAGCGCTTCAGGCTGGTGGAGTTGAGGACTTTTACGACTTCCTCGACCTGCTGAACACGCAGACCCGCATGAACGGTGGCAACTACACCCGAGCCAATACTGAAGACCTGCTGATAGCCACCAGGGGAAATGGACTTGAGCGCCAGTGCGCAAGCATCAAGCAGGTTATCTACAGCCCACTCGGCGAGCATAGCCAGAAGCCAGCAGAAGCACGGTTTCGTCTGGAGAAGCTTTACGGTGACGTTCCGCGCATCGAACTCTTCAGCCGTTGCGGCGCGCCTGGCTGGAACCACTGGGGTAATCAGGCCGAATCACCTGATGTCGAGCTTTTCCCCGGCAATGTCCAGCCAATATTTAAAGACGGATGGAGAGCCGCATGAAGAAGCTATCAACCGAGCAGGAGAACGCGGTTCGTGACGTTGCTCGTCAATGCTCAGATGCCATTAAGAAAGCCCTGAAGAAGAAGCCTAAGCCAAGCTGGAATGTCGTTGTTCCTCCGATCCTGAAGGAGTACCACGAGAAGGTTAAACCGATGGGCGTAAGCCTGGTGATGTTTAACAGCGTAATCGGGCGTCTTAATGGGTGCTATGGAGTCGACTCATGATCGAATTAACGTCGCGTCAGAGTGAAGTGCTGGATGCCATAGTTCTCTACAAGGACAGAACCGGATTCCCGCCTACGATGCTGGAGCTTGCCGGGTTAATTGGCTGTGCATCACCGAACGCTGCTGCAGAGCACGTGAAGGCGCTCAAGAAAAAAGGTTACCTCTCCATTGCTCCTGGCGCTGCCAGGGGCATTACCGTCGTCAAAACAGAACTGGATGCTGATCCGGTAGCGATCATTAAAGGTCTGTTATCCGGTGGAGACAAGGCAAGAGTTAACGCTGTTGAATGGCTGAAAAAGCAGGGAGTGACTGTATGAAACTGGTGCTCCCGTTCCCTCCGAGCGTAAACACCTACTGGCGAGCCCCGAATAAGGGGCCGTTAAAAGGCCGCCATCTTATCAGTGAGAAAGGCAGGGCATATCAGAGTGCGGCATGCGAAGCGATTATTGAGCAACTGCGTTGCCTTCCAAAACCATCATCGTCACCAGCTGCGGTGGAGATCCTTCTCTTTCCACCAGATGCACGCCGCCGCGACATCGACAATTACAACAAGGCTCTCTTTGACGCGCTTACTCACGCTGGCATCTGGGAGGATGACAGTCAGGTGCAGAGGATGCTGGTGGAGTGGGGACCTAAAGTACCTGGTGGACGAGTAGAGATATCGATCAAGAAACATGAACCTCTGGCGGGTGCAGCCGCCTGATAAGTGGAGAAGAGCATGAATCAGATGAATATCACCGTAATGTGCCCAACTCACCACGCAGCCGCGATGGGGCAGCAGATAACAATGTCCAGCCGTGAGATTGCAAAGCTGGTCGACTCTCGCCACAGCAATGTGTGTGTGACCATCGAGCGACTGATGAACTCGGGCGTAATTGGGGGGTATGCTGCAATGCAGTACACCCATCCACAGAACCAGCAGGTTTACCATTACTACGAAGTTAACAAGCGAGATAGCTATGTGATCGTCGCCCAGCTTTGCCCGGAGTTTACCGCCCGTCTGGTTGACCGCTGGCAGGAACTTGAGAGCGGGGCAGGAATGGCGGTACCGCAAACACTCCCTGAAGCACTACGACTCGCTGCCGACCTTGCCGAACAGAAGCAACGCCTGAGTGATGAACTGGCCATAGCAGCGCCTAAGGCTGAATTTGTTGATCGCTATGTCAAGGCCACTGGCTCAATGACGTTCCGGCAGGTTGCCAAACTCCTTAACGCCAAAGAACCTGAATTCGCGATGTTCCTCATTGAGAACGGCATCATGTACCGCCTTAACCGCGTGCTTACTCCGAAGAGCAAGCACATCGAAGCAGGGCGCTTTGAAGTTAAGACCGGTACTACCAACCAGACAAACTACGCATTCAACCAGTCCCGCTTCACTGCAAAGGGCGTGCGCTGGATTGGTGGCCTGTGGGCTGAACATATCGCTAAGGGGCAAATTACGTGAGAGCCATACTGACACCTGAAGTTGCGCCAATGTCCGGGGTGGTGCTGTTCCGCCCAGGAAACGAGTTGCTGTGGTTATTTCGTCGTGGCCGGGTAGTTATTGAAACACCATCCGAAGCAATCCAGCATCTGCCATCAGGGCTTATTCCGGAAGCGCACCAGCCACTGACAGATGATGTCAGCATGCAGCCGCTTTTCATGAATGAGAGAGTTATTCAGCGTGCTGGTGGACTGAGCAGCCTTGATGCCTGGCTGGAACGTAAATTCGAATGTCAGTGGCCCCACAATGAATGGCACTCAAAGGACTTTACGGTGATGCGTCACCCCCCCGGAAGCATTCGCCTTTGCTGGGGCTGTGATAACCAGTTGCGTGAACAAACCACTGAAAGACTGGCAGGAATTGCCATGCAGAACCTGGTAAAATGGCTGCTCGAAAGGGTGAATATTATGCTGGGCTTTAGTGCAGACCATACCCTGACGCTGCCGGAGTTCTGCTGGTGGATGGTACGTAACGATCTGGCCGACCTTATTCCTGAATCAGTGGCCAATAAAGCCCTCAGGATTAAGCCTGAATCGCATAGGTCCGTAATGCGGGAAAGCGACATTGTTCCGTCGTTACCAGCGACTGAAATCCTCCAGGAGAAGGTGAAGAAGGTTGTCTCCGTTAAGGTAGACCCTGAGTCACCGGAATCTTTCATGCTGAGGCCAAAGCGCCGCCGCTGGGAGAACGATAAGTACACCCGCTGGGTTAAGTCGCAGAAGTGCAGTTGCTGCAATAACCCGGCAGACGACCCCCACCACCTGATAGGCCACGGGCAGGGTGGAATGGGTACCAAAGCGCATGACCTGTTTGTGATACCGCTGTGCAGAGCGCATCACGATGAGTTGCACGCTGATCCTGTGGCATTTGAAGCGAAGCACGGCGACCAGTTAACGCTGTTGTTTCGGTTTTTAGATCGTGCGCTGGCAATCGGCGCACTGGCGTAAGTGGAGACGCAACATGATCAATCCTTCAGAAGTTGGCAAATCCGGCGAGATGGTTCGCCTTCGCACTCTCGAAAGCATCTGGGTACAGGGCAAGCTCCGCATGTGGGGCCGCTGGTCGTACATCGGTGGTGGATCCTGCGGCAACATGTTCAACCAGCTGCTTGCATCCGGAAAAATCACCAAAACTGCCATTAATGATGCGCTGCGCCGTATGAAGAAATCCGGCATCACCAAACCTGAGCTGGAAGCGTACCTGCGCGAAATCCTCGACAGCAAAAACAAAAGTGGCCTGGCGTTTTGCTCTGATGAAGAAGGGCTGAAGGTGGATGGTGTTATTGCTTCAGTCCTCATGAATGATGACTACCGAGGACTCTATAGCGTTATTGTCGACCGTCACCGGCTGCGTAAGAGCAAACTGCAGATGGCTAACGAGCTCAATGCAAAACACCCTGACTGGACCTTAATCACATGCCGCCGCCGCATAGACACCTGGGTAAGTTTGGCAGAATCGATCCTGTACGCTCCACTTTGTGACGCGTTTGGCACAAATACCGACAAATTTAAGTTGCGGAGTGAGCAAGAAAGTGCTTAAATTGTGTTAGGCTCGGGACAGTAAAGCGTACTGAGCAACCAGGTAAAACATAAACCCGCCACTGCTGCGGGTTTTTTTGTTACTATCCCCTTTTTTGCAATAGGGGATATATATGGCTTGGTCTGGTGTACCACATCCTTTTCCTTTGATTCATGGCATAGATTACGGATTCTTAAACGTAACCAAAATCCCAACTATAGTTGTTGATTCTGGATTCGCATGGGATAGCGTCCTTGGTGCTTTTATTGCAGGTCTAATACCTGCATATATAGCGTGGTATACAATTAAGAAAAATATAGCTGCAATGAAAGAAGATAGAGTTCATCAGCAGGACTCTTTTGATAAAGACAGGAATGCTCAGCTTGAAATTGCAACTAAAAATATCAAAGCGCAGGTGATTTCTGCAAATAGACAACAGTGGATAAATAATTTAAGAGAATCAACGGCTGAATATATTTCTGCAGTTCATTCACTGAGAAAGTCTCGCACTATAGCAAGACACTGCTTGGCGTTATCGAAAAAGGATGGCTCTGATTTTCTCATAGTCCATAGAGACGCCATCAATTCTATGACTAACGATTCAAGGATTGTAGAGAATTTAAAATATAAAATACTGCTTTTAGTTAACCCCGCTGAACCTGAAGCGATTGAGATTAACAGAATTCTTCAAGAAATTTCTGCAAACACAGGTTCGTTTAAAGAAAGACCAAATAAGAAAAAGCTATATGAGCTGAGTAAAGAATTAGTCGCAATTACACAGGTTTATTTGAAAAAAGAATGGATAAGAGTTAAGGATATTAACTAAATTACAGATGTGTAATTAACGGGCTCGCTTCGGCGAGCCTTTTTTATTCCCCTCACTCCTGAGAGGATTTACAGCAATTAAGAGGGGGCTAAATGTCCGATCCTGTTTCTGGCACTACGGTAGCGGCTGGTGGTCTTATGGGGGCCAGCATGTTCGGCCTGGCTACCGGAATTGATTACGGTGTGGTGTTTGGCGCATTCGCCGGTGCGGTATTCTACGTCGCCACGGCAGTGAATATCAGCCGCCTTAAGCTGGTGGGCTACTTCATCACCTCGTTCATCTTCGGCGTAATCGGCGCTCCACTGCTTGGTTCTTACTTCTCAAAATGGACGGGGTACAGCGACAGGCCACTTGATGCGCTGGGCGCGGTAATCGTAGCCGCTATTGCTATTAAGCTGCTGACGTTCGTTAACAGTCAGGATTTGGGTAGCCTGTTTGGAATTCTCTCACGATTACGTGGTGGAGGGGCCAGCAATGGTAACAAGTGATCCGAGTGCGATGGCAAACGCAATTATCTCTGCTGTTATCGTTATTGCACTGATGTTCTACCAGCGTGGCGGAGCGAGACATCGCCCGATGATATCGCTGATGGCTTATTTCACGGTGCTGGTATACGCCAGCGTCCCTTTCCGTTATCTGTTCGGCCTGTACCATGAATCACACTGGTTTGTGGTGCTGGTGAACGTCCTGATATGCGCTGCCGTTCTCTGGGCTCGGGGAAACGTGGCGCGCCTGGTTGACGCACTGAGGCACTAATGAACCAATCACAATTTCAAAAGGCGGCTGGGCTAAGCGCCGAGTTAGCTGCGCGCTGGTTTCAGCCAGTCAGCGAAGCGATGAAAGAGTTCAGCATCATTAAACCGGAAGACAAGGCGATGTTTATTGCTCAGGTAGGGCATGAATCAGCTGGTTTCACCCTACTGGTGGAGAGTTTCAACTACAGGATTGCGGCACTGGCTAACTTCATTCGTGCCGGACGACTCACCGCAGATCAGGCAAATGCGCTTGGCCGCCGTCCTGAAGAACGCACTTTACCGATTGAGCGCCAGCGCGCTATCGCCAACCTGGTATACAGCAAGCGTATGGGGAATAACGCTCCCGGTGACGGCTGGTTATACCGTGGGCGTGGGCTTATCCAGATTACCGGCCTCAATAACTACCGTGATTGCGGCAACGGCTTGAAGGTTGATCTGGTTAAGCAGCCTGAGCTATTAGCCGAAGACGTTTACGCAGCCAGAAGCGCGGCGTGGTTCTTTGCCACTAAGGGATGCCTGAAGTATTCCGGCGACCTGATGCAGGTGACGAAGATTATCAACGGCGGAACGAACGGGCTGGAAGATCGTCGCGCTCGCTTCGGACAGGCAAAAATGGTGCTTGTATGAAAAAGTGGCTACGCATCCTAATCCCGCGATGGGAGACAGATACAGTTGTGCTTCAGGCAAAAGGTAATGAGCTTCATATCGTCTGCAGCTACGACGATATCAATCCCGGCGAGATGTTTGACGGTATGTGCGAGCTTAAGACCTTCACCTGGATGAACTGGTCTTTCCCGGCAGGTGAGCCTATTAACGTTCGATCCTTTGAACCGAAGGTGGAAGTATGAGCACAGTACAGTTAATCATTTCGGTAGCTGTTGCCATTCTTGGAGCTATAGCCGCCGCTTTTGGAATTGGTCATTCACGCGGCACCAGCAAAGCTGAAGCGAAAGCAGAACAGCAGCGCACAGAAGAAAAGGCCGCATCCACTGAAGCAGTAGCCGAACGCCGGGTAGAAGCAACGAAAGAGGCCAGCAATGTACAGCAGACTGTTAACCGCATGCCTGATGACGATGTTGATCGCGAGCTGCGTGACACGTGGAAGCGTCCCGGTGGTGGTTGATACCACCTGTGACTGGGTAAAGCCAATCTACCTGACTGATCGCGACATCGATGTTATGGACCGCCAGACGAAGAAAGACATCCTGACACATAACAAGTCATGGCGGGCTAATTGTCAGAAATGAATGTCTATCAATCTGGTGTGCCCGCAGAATATTAAAATTTAACGTCTAGACAGGAAATAGTTATTAAGTTCAGTTAATCCAATAGTTTCTCGTACCTTGACGGTTTTACCCCAGAGGTCATTTCCCATAAATTTTTTATCGCAAAAATGCAATCCTATGTCTTTAACAAAAAATTCTTCAGAGTTTTCGGGGGAGACTATGACAGAAACCATAAGTGCAAAGATGAAATTTGTGGAGAAAACCCATTTGGTACCGAACATCATCGTATTGTCTTCAGAAATTTGAAGCCTAGGATCTAATTCGCCCTCATGAGCAATTGGACAACGACCGTAAAGATAGATTGCTCTTGGAAGAGTCATTCCATCAATTTCGATATGGCTCAAGATGTTTCCAGTAGCTATGTAAGAGATTAAATCCTGCTCTTCTTGAATAAATTTACAAATTCGTTCACCTACTTTTGCTTTCGGATATCTCTTTTTGGACGTCTTATCAATAGCTGGAAATAAGTGAATTAAGCAACTCTCATAGTTCTTATTGCTGAATTCTGAAAAGGCGGCCTCTAGTCTTCTTCCTACAGAACCTTGCTGTGGCATTTGTTGCTCCTAATAAACGTTTTAACTGATTGAACTTTCTCATAATCTAACTTTATACAAAACTACAGTCATTTTGTAGTGGAGAGCTTGTGAACGTCATCATTGATGGAATTCAGTATACTCCTGCCCTAAACGAATCCTCGTTGATCGGCATTGCAATAACTACATACCAGCGTGCCGATGTTCTCAAACGAACGCTCGAACAGCACATGAAACACCTGCCCGCCGGTGCGCTGTTGTTGGTTATCGATGATGGTTCAAAACCTTCAGCGGTAGTTCCTCACGGCGTGCAGCTGCTTTGCCATGAAACATCACTCGGCATTGTTGCTTCGAAGAACGCCAGCCTTTCAGCCCTGATGGATGCCGGGTGTGAGCATCTGTTTTTATGGGATGATGACGCCTGGCCTATCGCTGATAACTGGCACCTCCCTTACATCCAATCACCAGAGCCGCACTTGGCTTACCAGTTTCTCGATCTGGCTGGCCGCAACAAGCTGAATGACCTTTCGGAGCTTTACCGTGACGATCAGCATGTGGCTTACACCGGGCAGCGCGGCGTGATGCTTTATTACCATCGCAGCGCCATCGAGAAGGTAGGTGGATTCGATCCGGTTTATGGTCGCGGCATGTACGAACACAGCGACCTTGCCTTGCGCATCCATAACGCTGGACTGACTACGTGGGCTTACGCTGATGTCCTCGGTTCAGACAAGCTGATTCATTCCCTCGATGAGCATGAAGCGGTGGAGCGTTCGGTACCGAGGCCCGACCGCCAGTCGCTGGTGGAACGTAATGTGAAGATCCACAACGAACGACGTGATACCGGCTTTACCGGTTACGTTGAATATCGGCGTCAGCGCGACGTGGTTATCACTACGCTACTTACCAGCCAGCCTGACCCTCAGCGCGGTACGAAAATGACGGCCTCGCCTGACATACTGACCAAGTGGGCGGCCTCGCTTCGGAATTGTGGGCGTATTGCGCTGGTGGATGAATTACTGACGGCCCCGGCAGATGTTGAGCTGTATCTCGTACCTGACGTAAAGATGAATGTCTATTTCCGGCGCTGGCTGCACATCTGGCAGCACCTGCGCGATCACCCTGAATACCGGTTCGTCTGGTGTACCGATGGTACTGATGTCGAAATGCTTCGCGCGCCGTGGGAAGAAATGCAGCCCGGAAAGGTATATGTCGGCTCAGAACCAAAGACCTACGCCGACACCTGGGCAAAGCAGAATCATCCTGAGCGTATCTATCAGGAGTTCATTGAAGCGCAGCGCAATAATGTGATGCTTAACGCTGGTCTGCTGGGTGGCACCCGCGCTGATGTAATGGCGTTCGCTCACGGCATCATCCGTCTTTACTACCGGATCGAGAGTTATCGTTTCTGGAAGAAAGAACAGGTTGGCGCCGCGGTGGGTGACATGCTGGCGTTCGGTATTGTCGCGCAGTCATTCGCTGACAGGCTGGTCACCGGCCCTCTGGTACATACCGTTTTCAAAACTGATGGTATCGGTAAGGAGGCCGCATGGTGGAAACACAAGTGAAGTTTGTTGTGGTTGGCCATCACTCTCGCATAGGTCATGCGCAACGACTTGCCGCGCTGCTGGATGCTCATCTGCTTATTGATGACGGTGACCACGGCGCGAACTGGAATCATCACCGCGCGCTGGAGTGGGCTGCATGCCAACCCTGCAGGGTAGTGGTGCTGGAAGACGACGCGATGCCCGTTCCTTGGTTTGCCGAGCTGGTGGTCGACTGGCTGACCCGCTTTCCTGACGACATGCTGAGCTTTTATCTCGGTACCGGCCGCCCGCCTCAGTATCAGATGCACATAGCCGAACGGCTGATCGTTGCTGATAAGACTCAGGCTGACTACATCACGCTGCCGCGACTGATACACGGAGTGTGCTATAGCGTACCTCCACATCATATCAACCGCGTGTTGTCTCGATGGGATAGCAGTAAGCCTGCCGATTATGCCGTGGGTGATGCCTATGGCGGCGCTGTGGTTTATCCGTGTTACTCGCTGGTGGATCATGCAGATGGTGAACCTGTTGAGCGTCACCCTGACTCAGCGCCAAGAACAGAGCGCCGACGGGCATGGAGGCTTGCGTGAATAAAGAACCACGTATCTACGGCAGCAAATGGGACAGAGAGCGCCTGGTCTTCCTTCGCGCCCATCCACTCTGTGTGATGTGTCAGGAGCAGGGAAGGGTGGCAGCGGCAACGGTAGTTGACCATATCACCCCCCACAAACTGAAAGAGGCGCTTCGTTCTCGTGATGCGACCGCCATAAGCAAAGCCCAGAAGCTCTTCTGGAGCCGCAGTAACTGGCAGGGCCTGTGCAAGCAGCACCATGATTCAACGAAGCAGAGGATGGAGAGGCGCGGCACAATCATCGGCTGTGATGAAAGCGGACTTCCTCTTGATCCATCTTCGCACTGGTTCAAACGATAACATTTCTCATTCGAGAGTGGGCAGGGGGAGGGTGGGGAAAGAGTTCAGCACCTTGCCTCCGAATGACCGCCGCCCATCCTTTTTGTACACAACCGCGAAATGAAAAGTTTTTTTCCGGGAGGTTCCGATGGCAGGACGACGCCCGAAACCGACCCACCTGAAAGTGGTAACCGGCAACCCGGGCAAACGCAAACTCAATGACAAAGAGCCCACACCGGCGCGAGAAATCCCAAGCCCACCCGAGCACCTCACTGACTGGGGAAAGGTGGCATGGGGAAAACTGACCGTTCTGCTGGATGGCATGGGGATTCTCACCATTGCCGATACGCTGGCGCTCGAACGTCTCTGTGATATTTACGCCGACATTCTGCAGCTGCGCCTCACGATCACTGACGAGGGGAGAACGTACACCGTGCAGACTGAAGGGGGGTTTTTGATCAAAGCAAATCCGGCGGTTGCCATGCTTGCCGATGCCGATCGTCGATTTAAAAGTTACCTGGTTGAATTCGGTCTCACTCCGGCCGCCAGAACGAAGGTGAAAGTTGATGGTGGAGAAAAAGAAGAAGACCCGCTCAACCAGTTCTTCGGTTGATCCAGCAACACAGTATGCAATGGATGTAACTTCGGGGAAGGTAATAGCCGGTCCTGATATTCGTAATGCCTGCCAGCGCCATTTACGTGATTTAGAAGAGGGCAAAAAGCGTGGACTGACCTGGGATGTTGAATCGGTTACACGGGCTATCAACTTTTTTGCTCAGGTATTGAAACTGAATGGTGGTGAGCATGAAGGTGAGCCATTTATCCTCTTGCCCTGGCAATGTTTTATTGTCGGCTCTGTTTTCGGCTGGAAGCGTGAAAACGGTACGCGTCGTTTCCGTACGGTGTATGTAGAATCCGGGAAGGGCTCTGGTAAATCGCCGCTGGCGGCAGGGGTTGGCCTTTACTGCATGACGGCTGACAAAGAACCTCGTGCAGAGGTATACGCTGCAGCGACGAAAAAAGACCAGGCCATGATCCTCTTTCGGGATGCGGTGGCCATGGTTGATCAGTCACCTGCGCTTCTGTCCAGAATTCAGAAGTCAGGAGGGGCCGGAAAAGAGTGGAACCTGGCGTTTCTTCAAAACGGTTCTTTCTTCAGGCCTATCAGCTCTGATGATGGTCAGTCTGGGCCTCGTCCTCACTGCGCCCTAATAGATGAGATTCACGAGCATAAAGATAACCGCGCGGTAGAAATGATGCGTGCCGGGACTAAAGGTCGGCGGCAGGCGTTGATTTTTATGATTACCAACAGCGGGCACGATAAAACCAGCGTCTGTTACGACTACCACCAGTACGGACAGAAGGTTGCTGCAGGTCAGCGCGAGAATGATGCTTTTTTTGCCTTTATCTGTTCACTGGATGAAGGCGACGATCCCTTTAAAGATGAATCATGCTGGGGTAAAGCAAATCCCTCCATGGGACATACCTTTCAGCCTGACTATTTGCGCGAGCAGGTAGAAGATGCCCGCGGTATGCCTGCGAAAGAAAGCCTGGTGCGCCGACTGAACTTCTGTCAGTGGGTGGATGCAGAGAACCCGTGGATCAGCGGTGATATCTGGATGGCCTGTGAAAAGGACATCAGTATTGAGCAGTTACGGGGGAAAACCTGCTATGGCGGGCTGGATTTATCTGGCAAGCGGGACCTTACATCACTTTCTCTTTATTTTCCTGACATCAGCGTAATGCTGACAGAGTTCTGGACCCCGAAAGATACTTTATATGATCGCGCTCGCGTTGACCGGGTTCCATACGATGTATGGGAGCGTGATGGTCATATCCATGCGCCTCCCGGTACGGCCATTGACTACGGCTTTGTCGCAAAACGTATGGCTGAACTGGCTGCGATGTTTGATATACGAAAAGTCGCTTTCGACCGCTATCACATTGACTACCTGACTCCTGAGCTGGATGACGAAGGTGTCACGGTTCCTCTCGTACCGCACGGGCAGGGGTTTGGTAAATCGTCTGAATCAGGTTTGTGGATGCCGCATTCCATTGAGCTTTTCGAGCAACTGATTATGGAGAAGCGGATCAGCATTGTTCTTAATCCCTGCCTGCGCTGGTGTGCGGCGAACGCCGTTATTGAAGAGGATAAAAACGGTAACCGGGTATTCAGCAAGCGCAGAAGTAATGGCCGTATTGATGGCGTTGTTTCTGGCGCTATGGCAGTTGGCGCAGCTGAAGGGGATGAAGAGGATGACAAAGATATTGAGGGCTTTTTTGACGAACCGATCATAGTAGGTGTCTGATGGCTAAGAACAAGCAACCCGGGCGCGTAAAAAGTGCCCTGTTAAACTGGCTGGGCGTGCCAATCAGTCTTACGACAGGTGAATTCTGGCGTGAATGGTATGGCACCAGCAGCAGTGGCAAGACGGTCACCGCCGATAAAGCGATAAAGCTATCTGCTGTATGGGCGTGCGTCAGGCTGTTAAGCGAGTCGATTTCGACACTCCCGTTGAAAATATACGTGCGCCAGCCTGATGGTTCGCGAAAGTCTGCTACAGACCATCCTGCGTACTCGGTGCTGTGCCGTCGTCCTAATTCAGAAATGACGCCATCACGTTTTATGTTGATGGTTGTAGCCAGTATCTGTCTGCGCGGGAACGCTTTTGTAGAGAAGAAATTCATCGCAAACCGTCTGGTTTCGCTGGTGCCTTTGCTGCCACAAAATATGGTAGTGAAGAGACTCTCTGACGGTACGCTGCAATACAAATACACCGAGGACGGAACGGAACGCATTATCCCGGTCAAAAATATGATGCACATCCGCGGATTTGGTCTGGATGGTGTCTGCGGCATGATGCCGACGATGGCAGGTGTTGATGTATTTGGCGCGGCTATGTCGGTGGATGAAGCGGCTGCGAAAATCTTTGAGAATGGTCTCCAGAGCACTGGCTTTCTGTCCTCAGAAAATGCGTTGACGAAAGAACAGCGTGACCGTCTGCGCCAGAATCTTCAGGCATTTATCGGTTCAAAAAACGCCGGAAAACTGATGGTGCTGGAAAACAAACTGACGTACCAGAACGTCACGATGAACCCTGAGGCGGCACAGCTTCTTGAAAGCCGATCTTTCAGCATTGAAGAGATTTGCCGCTGGTTCCGTGTCCCGCCTTATATGGTTGGGCATACGACCAAGCAGAGTAGCTGGGCATCGAGTCTGGAAGGAATGAACCTCCTTTTCCTGACCCACACTCTTCGTCCGCTGCTGGTGAACATTGAGCAGGAGATTGGCCGGTGCTTGCTTGACAGCGATGATGAGGTGTTCGCGGAATTCTCTGTTGAAGGATTGCTGCGCGCCGACAGCGCGGGCCGTGCCGCTTACTATACCAGCGCGCTTCAGAATGGCTGGATGTCCCGTAATGACGTTCGTCGTCTTGAGAACATGCCGCCGATTGAAGGAGGCGACATTTACACCGTTCAGCTCAACCTGACGCAACTGAAAAATCTCGAAAGCAGCAACCCTGCTGTTCAGGCACTGGCCCTGCGAGAGCTGCATAACCACGTATTCCCCGATATTTCCTTTGAACAATCTCCGCTGAAACAGGCCGCTTAGGAGCACTTTCCTGATGAGCAAAAAACAACTTCCGGTAGCACCGGCGGGTCGCCCCTGCGCGCGCGTTACCTGTGAAACATTACCGTCCGCACTGGACCGCTGGGACGGCGGGATCAAAGCGGCGGCCACCGACGATAACAGCATTTCTGTTTTTGATGTTATCGGGCAGGACTACTGGGGCGAAGGGGTAACAGCTAAACGTATTGCCGGTGCGCTTCGGGCGATGAACGGCGCCGACGTCACGGTGAATATCAACTCACCGGGCGGCGACATGTTCGAAGGTCTGGCTATTTATAACCTGCTCCGCGAATACGAAGGCCGTGTAACGGTGAAGGTGCTGGGCATTGCCGCCAGCGCCGCCTCGATAATTGCGATGGCCGGGGATGATATTCAGATTGGCCGCGGTGCCTTCCTGATGATCCATAACTGCTGGGTATATGCGATGGGAAACCGCCATGATTTTGCAGAACTGGCACAGTCACTGGAACCCTTCGATACCGCTATGGCTGACATCTACGCGGCGCGCTCCGGCCTTGATATGGCCGCTGTGCAGAAGCTGATGGACGCGGAAAGCTATATCGGTGGCAGTGATGCTGTGGCGAAGGGACTGGCAGACAGCCTGCTTTCTGCTGATGCGGTCAGCGACGGCGACGAATCGCCTGCTGCCGCGCTTCGCAAACTTGATGCATTGCTGGCCAAGACCAACACACCGCGCTCTGAGCGCAGAAAACTCATTAAAGCCTTATCCGGTGGCATGCCTGGCGCTGTCACCACCAACGACGGTACGCCGGGCGCTGCCGAAGACATCAAACCTGAAACCCTCAATTCACTTGAAAGCGCCCTGGCGGCGTTAGTCAAATAAGGACCCTTTATGTCTGAAGTAAACGATATTCTGAAAAAAGTCACTGCCAGCATTGAAGAGGCGACCGGCAAATTCAACGCGAAAGCGGAAGACGCACTCAAAGAGGCGCAGAAGTCCGGCAAGCTGTCAGAAGAAACAAAAGCAGCCGTTGATAAAATGGCTTCTGAGTTCAACGCCCTGCGCGATGCAGAAAAAACGCTGAGGGCCGCTATGGGCGAGCTTGAGCAACATGTTGCCCAGATGCCGCTGGCAAACGCGAAGCATGTTGTGGAATCAATCGGTCAGCAGGTGATCTCTGCTGAAGCGCTGAAAACCTTTGCCTCCGGCGTGGAAGGTGGCAAGCGTATCAGTATCCCGGTTAAGGCCGCACTGACTTCTGCTGATGTGCCTGATGGTGTTGTCGAACCCCAGCGAATTCCTGGCATCGATACGGCACCAAAACAGCGCCTGTTCATTCGAGATCTGATTGCGCCTGGCCGCACTTCCTCCCCGGCTATTTTCTGGGTGCAGCAGACGGGCTTTACCAATAACGCGAAAGTGGTTCCTGAAAATACGCAGAAACCCTACAGCGACATTGAGTTTACGCCGAAAATCACGGGCGTCAGCACCATCGCTCACCTGTTCAAAGCCTCCAAGCAGATCCTGGATGATTTCGCACAGCTGCAGTCAACCGTTGATGCCGAAATGCGCTACGGACTGAAGTACGCGGAAGAGCAGGAAATTCTCTTCGGAGACGGCACCGGTGTGCATCTGCATGGCATCGTTCCTCAGGCGTCAGCTTTCAACCCGGCGTTTACTGTTGAACAGCAGAGCGGTATTGACGATCTGCGTCTGGCAATGCTGCAGGCGCAACTTGCGCGCTTCCCAGCATCCGGCCACGTCCTTCACTTCATTGACTGGGCGCGGATCGAGCTGACTAAAGATAGCCTGGGTCGCTACATCCTGGCTAACCCTGCAGCGCTGACTGGTCCGACGCTGTGGGGCCTGCCGGTTGTTGCCACGGAAGCGGCAGCCTTCCAGGGTAAATTCCTGACGGGTGCTTTCAACGCTGGCGCGCAAATCTTCGACCGTGAAGATGCGAACGTTGTTATCTCCACGGAGAACGCCGACGACTTCGAGAAAAACATGATCACCATCCGTTGCGAGGAACGTCTGGCACTGGCCGTCAAACGCCCTGAAGCGTTCGTGTATGGCTCCTTCAGCACCGGTGCAGGTAGCTGATAAACACTGCGGCCTTCGGGCCGCTTTTACAGGTGGGAAAATGAAACTGATCGCACTCAAACCGATTTATTTCGGCGGTACCGTCGTTACTGAAGGGCTTCCTCTGGAAACTCTGGAACAGCACGGGCGCGAGCTCATCAAAAAAGGCTATGCGATGCTCGATGAATCAGAAAATCCTGCAGAGCAGGAACAGCAGCAGGAACAGCAGCAGGAACAGCAGCAGGAACAGCAGCAGGAACAGCAGCAGGAACAGCAGCAGGAACAGCAGCAGGAACAGCAGCAGGAACAGCCGGAAGTAAAAGTGGACAAGAAGGCGAAAAAATAATGGTCGATCTTGATGTGGTGAAACAGCACTGCCGCATTGATACCGACTTTACCGGTGATGATGCCTTGCTGACTTTATACACTGGTGCGGCGGCGCGTTACGTTCAGACATGGACGCGGCGAACGCTCTATGAAAAAGAAGACAGCCCCGGCTATGCAGAAGACCCGGACCCGATTCTGCTTAATGACGATGTTAAGGCGGCCATGTTACTGCTGATCGGACACTGGTACGCGAATCGTGAATCTGTCGTTATCGGTGAGACTGTGGCTCAGGTTCCTTTAGCTGTGGAAGCTCTTCTTCAGCCTTACAGGATATATGGCCTATGAGTTCATTGCGTGCTGGCGAGCTTGATAAACGCATTGTACTTCAAAAACTCGAAAGTCAGCGAGGTCCACTGGGCGAACCGCTTCCCGGGGAGCCAGCTGTGGTTGCTACTGTTTGGGCCAAGGCTGAGAATGTTTCTAACAGAAAAATCCGCACATTGGATCAACAACAGGTTGTTGAAACCTGGTTGTTCACTATCAGGGTGCGTTCAGACGTCCAGACTGACTGGAAAATAGCGTGGAATGAGGATGTCTATACCGTTCGCGCCGTTGACCGTAGCAAGTCGGATCGATGTGTAATAACGGCTGAACGGGATATACGACATGATAGAACAGGCAATTAAAATTTCGCTTGAGCGTCTTACCGGGATGGCTGTTTATCCTCTTCTGCTGCCAGACAGCGAGCAAAGCGGTATTACTTTCCAGCGGATATCAGACCCGGAAATTGAAACCGGAATGGTGCGAACAGGACTTATTGCTGGCCGTTTTCAAATCTCTCTGTACAAAGTGGATGATTATACCGGGCTGGTAAAACTGGATAAGGCTATCTGGTCTCACTGGAAAGGTATTGTCCACGGAGAGCTTGAAGGTTATCCGGTTCAGTACATTCAGCGTGGAAATATACTTCAGGACAAAACAACTCTTACCAGCAATAAGGTCCAGTACAGGCTTATCAGAGACTTCGTGCTTTATTTTTATGAGGATTCATCATGATCCGCATGGAAGTAAAAGGACTTCAGGAACTTGAACGTCAGCTGCTCGCCCTAGGTGAAAAGGTTGGTACGCAAGTTTTGCGGGATGCCGGGAAAGCTGCTCTTGAGCCTGTTCTGGAGGATATGAAAGCGCATGCTGGATATGACGAATCGGCAAAAGATGAGCACATGCGCGATTCTATAAAAATCCGCTCCTCTTCTTCGAAAGCTAAAGGAAATGCGGTTGTTTATCTCCGCGTTGGCCCGAGCAAAAAACACTTCATCAAAGCGCTGGCACAGGAGATGGGCACCGTGAAGCAGGTCGCCAGTCCCTTCATTCGTCCGGCGCTCGATTATCAGAAAGCAAAAGTTCTGCGCATCCTTGCGATAGAAATACGCGACCGCATTGAAAACCACCGGTAGCGCTCGCTGCCACCTTCAAAGAGAGAGAAATTATGGCTGATAAAACTTCGCCAGAGTACGCGATGCTGCCCGCTGGCACCGTTGTTATGTGGGGTGCTGCGGGCAGCGACGTAGCAACAATGAAACCGCTCATCAACTGTAAAGCGCTGGGCGCTACAGGTCAGACTGGCAGTTTTGTGGACTGCACCACCCTGATTGATACCAGCAAACAGTTTATTTCCGACCTGCCTGAAGGCCCGGAAAAATCACTGGGCTTCATCGACGATCCGGCCAACCAGGACTTTGCTGATTTCCTCAACGCCGCAGAGAACCGTGAAACCGTACAGTTTTACGTTGAGCTGCCGAACGGGCGAACGGCAAACATGATCCTGGCCCTGTCTGGCTGGCAGATGAATGAAATCACCGCTCCGGCAAGTGAAGTTATTCAGATCACCGTTCAGGGTAAACAGAACAACATCGTCTGGGGTACGGCTGCAGGCAGCTGATCCATAACATTCTTCACTGGCCGCTTTCTGGCGGCCTTTAACTTTTTCATATTCAGGAAAAATTATGTCTACCATCGATGTCTCTGCTCTGAAATCAGCTCTGCTGAAACCTAAAAACGCAATTGTTACTGCCGAAATTTTTGGAACAACCGTTTATCTTCGCCGCATGACTGCGGGCGAACTCATCGATCATGAAGAAGCGCTGCGTGACAGCCAGATTGCCGAAGATGCCCGTAAAGCCTCAGAGCTTAGCGTGCAGCTGATTGTCGACTGCCTGGTTCAGCCTGACGGCAGCTCAATCGCAACGGAAGACAAGCCCACCGCAGCAGAACTGCTGCAGGCGCATGACAATGTGGCCCTGCTGGACGCTATTGCCACCGTCAAAAAACATGCCCTGGGCAAGCTTGAGGATGCGGAAAAAAACTAACCAGCTCGCCCTGGCTTGAGCTTATTTTCTGGCTGGCCGACCGCTGGGGCGAGCCCGATCCGTCTAAGATAGCTTCACTCCCGGTAGACACTCTCTACCACTGGCGCGCGTATTTCCTTCGTTCCGGTGCTATCAGCCGTCCTGGCGAGGAGAGTGGGCCACTTCCTGAAACCCCGCCTCCCGCTGTAGTCAGTAACGTTGACGATCAGTGTGCGGCCGTAATGAGAGCGTTAATGTAATGGCTGACGTTGCCTCCCTTGCCGTCGGGCTGCATCTCAACGCAGCCAATTTTAAATCTCAGCTGATGGGTGCCTACGGTGATGCTGAGAACTCATCAAAGCGTTTCAACCGTAACGCACAGGAAGATGCTAAAAAGACAGATGAAGCTTATTCCCGGATGGGTAAAACCATTGCAGGTGTTGCTGGCCGCCTGGCAGGATTTGCCGGTGCCGGTTTATCACTTGGTGCCATCATTACTACCACGCGTGAATACGGGCAGGCCCTGTCCGATCTTTCTGCCATCACTGGTGCGACGGGAGCCCAGTTAAAGACGCTTGATGAAGCAGCTCAGGAAATGGGGCGAAGCACAGAATACAGTGCGAGCCAGGCGGTTGAAGCCCTGAAGTTGATGGCATCAGCTAAGCCTGAACTTCTTCAGACAGCAGACGGGCTTACGGCTGCGACAAAAAGCGCGCTTACACTTGCTCAGGCTGCAGGTTCAACATTGCCTGATGCAACCCGTACTCTCGCCCTTTCACTTAATCAGTTCGGAGCAGGGGCTCAGGAAGCTGACCGTTATATCAACGTGCTGGCAGCTGGCGCCAAGTTCGTGGCATCCGAGATCGCAGATACAGCCGCAGCTATCAAAAATGGTGGTGTGGCCGCTGCACAGGCAGGAGTCGGTTTTGAAACGCTGAACGCAGCGATTCAGGTTCTTGCAGAGCGTGAAATCAAAGGCGGTGAAGCAGGTACCGCGTTAAGAAACGTGATCCTGTCCCTTGAGAAAGGCACTGACAAGACCCTGAAACCTTCAGTCGTAGGTCTCAGTGGCGCGCTGGAAAACCTGTCTAAGAAAAATCTTTCTACCGCACAGGCTGTAAAACTTTTCGGGGTTGAGAATATCAATGCGGCCTCCGTGCTGGTGGACAACCGCAGCAAACTTGATGCATTAACCCAGGCCCTCACCGGCACCCAGACTGCGCATGAGCAGGCCGCTATTCGCGTAAATAACCTGAATGGCGACATCATGGGGCTGACCAGTGCGTTTGAAGGCATGATCATTAAGATTGGTCAAAGCAGTACTGGCCCCCTGCGTTCAGGCATTCAGTCAGTAACCGATGGAATAAACCTGCTTACCGATAATTTCAATGCTGTTGCAAGCGTAGCCTTGTACACATTGATCCCCGTTCTCTCGACAAAACTAACTGCAGGTCTTCGCGAAAACGTAAGCGCCTGGCAACAAAATCAGGCAGCCGTAAAAGCTGCGGCTACTGCCCAGGCTGACGGTGCACGCAAAACGCTTGAAGCAACTGCCGCCACACTTAAGCGAAATGATGCCGAGTTTGGGTACTACCGCCAGATGGAAAAGACCGCCAGGCAGCAAGGCCTGAACGTTAATTACCAGGGCGAGTTTAACCGGTTAATTCGAGAAGAGACCGAGCAAACGAATCTGGCAACCCGGGCGAAAATGCAACTGGCTGCAGCAAATCGCCAGGTCTCAGTATCTGCGCGGGCCGCCTCGGTTGCAGTTGGGCTTGCTCGCGGGGCATTAGCACTGGTTGGTGGACCGTTCGGCGCTGCAATGCTGGCAGGTTCGGCGCTCCTGTATTTTCATCAGCAGGCGAAGGATGCCCGGCAGTCAGCAATTAATCTCAAGGATGCTGTAATTGAGACTACTGCTGCACTTATGCAGATGTCTGATAAACAGTTGGCCGTTAAGCAGATTGACCTGCAGGACCAGTATGAAAATCAGGTCACCCAGCGTAACCAGCTGATCAAGGAGATTCAGGACGCAGACAGCAGGCTTGATAGCCTCGGTGGTTTTGATCCGTTCCGGCAGAAAAAAGGTGTGGAGGACAGTAAAAAACGAGCAGAGGCTGATCTTGAAGCTGTTAACAAAGGGTTAGAGACAACACAGTCTAATCTTGAGAACGTCAGTAAGGCGCGATTTTTAGTCCAGACAGGGATTGCAGATCAAGCTAAATCGCTCGCTAATGACATCAAAACCATTACGGCTCAGACAGCAAAAGCCGGTGAAGGTGTTACCACGCCGTGGACGGGAGAAGATACTGAGAAAGCCAAAAAGGAAACGGTTAATCAGTACCTTCAGTTGCGCAGGGAAATCGAAGAAGCTCACGCAACCAGCCTTGGCAGAATCGACCTGCAGGAAAGGGCCAGCCGGGAAAAACTTATTGCTGCAGCTCGAAAAAATGGGGCAAGTGAGCAGGACCTGCAGCGCGCGCTGCTGATGAATACCGAGAACTACCAGAAGCAACGCACAGAACTTGCCGAGCAGTACTCACCCGCGCGCTCGGCAATAAATCAGGAAAAGAAAGCAAGTCAGGAGCTGAAGTCGCTTCTTGATGCCCGTCTGCTTACTGAAAAGGAGTATATGGCTGCGCGTGTCACCCTTTCACAGGAGACATCGCGACAAATCCTACAGGCACAGGCTAATGCTATTTCAGCACCACATCTTGAGCTTGCCGGGGACGTTGATCCACTTGCCCAGCAAAGGAATCAACTCGTACAGCAGCAAAGCCTGATCGAGACCTACTATCGCAATGGCGCTGTAAGCAAACAGCAATACGAAATGCTTATGCAGAAGAGTAGTAAAGATTCTGCTGATGCACAGTATCAGACCGCGCTGGAATTATATCGCTCACAGAGTGACTTCAATAATCTGGCTATCGGCCTGGTTGAGGCTACCCGCGAGCGTACCACTAATGTCCTGACGGGGCTGCTGACTAACACGCAGACCTTTAAAGAGGGCATGATCAACCTCTTCTCCACGCTTACCCAGTCGATAATTCAAAACCTCGTCGATATGGCAGCGCAGGCGCTGGTAACTAATACAATCCTGAGTTCGATTATGGGTGTTGGTTCGAGTGTGCTTGGCGGCGTCAGTGGAAGTACGGCAGGCAGCTCAGGGACAGCAATTGCCGATTACGGGAGCAATTTCCAGTTCAATGCTAAAGGCGGCGTTTATTCCTCCTCAGACTTAAGTGCCTACAGCGGTCAGGTTGTCGATAATCCTACCTTTTTCGCATTCGCGAAAGGGGCGGGGGTAATGGGGGAGGCTGGACCAGAAGCGATCATGCCATTGACTCGGGCAGCTGATGGTTCACTTGGGGTTCGCGCAGTGTCAGGGGGTAGCTCTGATGGTGCTGCTCCTCAGGTATTCATCACTATCAATAGCGATGGCAGTACGGCATCGCAATCATCTGGCGGGCTGGAGAAATTCGGCAAAAGCGTAGGCAATTTTGTCAGAGATGAATACCGAAAGCTGATACAGGCTGATCTTCGTCCCGGAGGGGCAATCTGGAACAGTACAAACGGGAGGCGGTAATGGCGCTGGAAACTTTCAACTGGAGCCCTCGGGTAAATCCCTCTCAGGATGTCACCATGCGTACGCGTGAGGCGCAGTTCGGAGATGGTTATACCCAGACATCCGGCGACGGACTTAACCCGCGCTCGCAAAGTTGGGATCTGACCTTCGTAGGTCTGGAACCCTATATCAAGTCGATTAAAGACTTTCTTGATCGCCATGAGGGAACAAGGGCGTTTGCATGGAAGCCGCCGCTTGAGGATTTGGGGCTTTATCGATGCAAACAGTACAAGCCCTCCCCAATGGGGGGAGGCAACTGGTCGCTGACTGCTACATTCATCCAGGCATTTAAACCATGAGCTTAAACGCAGATTATCAGAAGCTGGAATCCGGAAACGATGTTCGTCTGATTGAGGTGGACGGTTCTTCCTTTGGGCTAACGGACGTTCTCCGCTTTCACAATTACAGCATTCCCCACACAGAAGCGGAAATCATCGCCGCTGGTGGGGATGAGTCCAGGCTTCCGGCGAAACCAATCTGGTGGCAGGGAAATGAATACGCCGCCTGGCCGTATCAGCTGGAAGGCCTGGAAAAATCAACCAGTGGGAGCAATGCAACGCCATCACTGACGGTTGCGAACATCGAAAGCTCCATTTCTGCCCTGTGTCTTGCGTATGACGATCTGCTGCAGGCGAAAGTCACTATTCACGACACAAAAGAGAAATATCTCGATGCCAAAAATTTCGCAGACGGCAACCCCACAGCAGACCCGACTCAGGAAAAGCTGCAGGTCTGGTATATCGACGGGAAAACGGGCGAGCTTGCCGGTGAAACCGTTGAATTTGTTCTGTCCAGCCCGATGGACCTGCAGGGGCAAATGATCCCGACGCGACAGCTTCATTCCCTGTGTACCTGGTGCATCCGGAATAAATATCGCACCGGCGACGGCTGCGACTATGCCGGAACCCGCTATTTCGACAAAAACAATAACCCGGTAAGCGATCCGTCACTGGATGAATGCAACGGCACGCTGACGGCCTGCAAACTTCGGTTCGGTGAAAATAACGAACTCTCGTTTGGTGGCTTCCCGGGCACGTCTTTGATCAGGAGCTGATATGCGTCAGAAAACCATTGATGCCATTATGTCGCATGCTGCTGCTGAATACCCTCGCGAGTGTTGCGGTGTGGTGGCGCAGAAAAGCCGAGTTGAACGTTATTTCCCGTGCCGGAATCTTGCCGCGATGCCGGAGGACAATTTTGTCCTTTGCCCCGAAGACTACGCAGCTGCTGAGGACTGGGGAACGGTGATCGCCATCGTTCACAGTCACCCTGACGCCACAACGCAACCGAGCGAACTGGATAAAGCGCAATGCGACGCAACGCTTTTACCCTGGCATATTGTGAGCTGGCCGGAGGGTGATTTACGCACCATCCAGCCGCGCGGAGAACTGCCGCTGCTGGAGCGTCCGTTTGTGCTTGGACACTTCGACTGTTGGGGGCTGGTAATGAGCTATTTCCGGCAAACGCATGGTATCGAGCTCCACGATTACCGGGTGGATTATCCCTGGTGGGAAAACGACTATCCGGACAACTTCTATCAGGATTGCTGGTATGAGTGCGGATTCCGTGAATTCGACGGGCCATCGAAACCCGGCGATATGGTGATCATGCAGGTTCAGGCCGATAAGTGGAATCACGCGGGAATTCTGCTGGAGGGAAATATGCTGCTGCACCACCTGTACGGACATCTGAGCCAGCGCGTGCCGTATGGTGGCTACTGGCAGGAAAGGACGATGAAGATTCTACGTCACAGATCTCTATGCTAACCTTTACGAAATTTCAAAGGAGCATGAAAATGAAAAAGCTATTCTTGGGGCTAGTTATTGGTTTGGCTGGCTGCTCTGTAAACTCCCTAGAATCCCAAAAGCCTATCCTTTCTGAGCACACTTCAAAGAGTGCAGATCAGGTTAACAGATGCCTGGCCCCAAAATGGGTGGAGCTTCGATCTTCAAGCTCCAGCATACCAACTGAGTCAGGTTACAAAATAACAGCATCAGACGATATTTTCGGGGCCCTTTCAGTGGTGAATATCGATAAATCAGAAGCAGGCGGAAGCGATGTTAAAGTTTACGCCGTCGCAAAAGGATGGAACGATCACTGGGCTACGGCTGCCAGATCATGCCTTTGAAAAGTTAAAAATAAGCTAAGCCACCTTCGGGTGGCTTTTTTTATGGAGAAAGAAGATGTCTGAGGTCATGACCCGAATTGAACTTGGCGGTGTTTTGGGTAAAACCTACGGAAAGGTTCACCATCGATTAATACGCACAACCGCTGAGGCGATCAACTCTCTTACAAAAACTATAAACGGGCTGGAGAAATTCCTGATCACCAGCAAAGCAAGAGGCCTGACTTACGCTGTCTTTAAAGATAAAAAAAATATCGGAAAGGATGATTTTGGTTTTCCAGTAACCGGTGAAGTTATTCGAATTGTCCCGGTTGTAATCGGAAGTAAAAAAGCCGGGGTATTACAGACAATTCTTGGCGCCGTGCTCGTCGTTGTTGGGGTAGCCATTGGCTATTTCTCAGGTGGCACTCTATCAGCGGTGGGGTACGGGGCTGCGAAATTCGGTGCAGCCATGATGCTGGGAGGTGTTGTCCAAATGCTATCTCCTCAACCTGCAGGTCTGGCCAGCAAACAAAGCGCAGATAACCGCGCATCCTACGCATTCGGCGGTGTTACAAACACCGCGGCACAGGGGTACCCGGTGCCTCTGCTTTATGGTAAGCGTCGAATCGGCGGAGCGATTATTTCTGCTGGAATTTATGTCGAAGATCAGCAGTAGATAACTAACTTTTTTTTCTGGCCACCTTCGGGTGGCTTTTTTTATGGGCGCAATATGGCTACAGATAAAGTGTTAAAAGGCCGCAAGGGCGGCAGCTCAAGTTCCCGAACCCCTACCGAACAGCCTGATGATCTGCAATCTGTAGCGAAGGCAAAAATCCTCGTTGCGCTTGGGGAAGGGGAGTTTGCAGGGCAGCTAACCGGCAAAGATATCTACCTGGACGGAACGGCCCTGGAGAATGCTGACGGCTCCCAAAACTTCAGCGGCGTGACGTGGGAGTTTCGCGCTGGAACGCAGGCGCAAAAATATATTCAGGGTATTCCCGGTACCGAAAACGAAATCAGCGTGGGAACTGAGGTATCAAGCGCTACAGCCTGGACGCGCACGTTTACCAATACGCAGCTTTCAGCAGTTCGCCTGCGTCTGAAATGGCCCTCGCTTTTCAAACAGGAAGACGACGGCGATCTGGTGGGTTACTCGGTCAATTATGCGATTGACCTGCAGACGGACGGCGGCACATGGCAGACGGTACTCAATACCAGCGTGACCGGAAAAACGACGTCTGGTTATGAGCGCAGCCACCGTATCGATTTACCGCAAGCTGGCAGCACCTGGACAATCCGCCTGCGTAAGATTACCTCTGACGCCAACAGCGCGAAGATCGGCGACACGATGACGCTGCAGAGCTTCACTGAGGTTATTGACGCCAAGTTACGATATCCAAACACAGCGTTACTCTACGTCGAATTCGATTCAAGCCAGTTTAACGGCTCTATCCCGCAGATCTCCTGCGAGCCTCGCGGCCGTGTTATCCGCGTTCCAGATACCTACGACCCTGAAACCCGCACTTATAGCGGTACATGGACCGGTACGTTTAAGTGGGCATGGACGGATAACCCTGCGTGGATTTTTTACGATCTGGTTGTTTCTGACCGGTTCGGCCTTGGGCACCGTTTGACCGCTGCGAATATTGATAAATGGACGCTTTATCAGGTTGCCCAGTATTGTGATCAGATGGTACCAGACGGCAAAGGAGGCAACGTTACCGAGCCACGTTACACCTGCAACGTGTACATTCAGGACCGGAACGACGCCTACACAGTCCTGCGCGATTTTGCTGCTATCTTCCGTGGCATGACTTACTGGGGCGGGGATCAGATTGTGGCCCTGGCTGACATGCCGCGCGATGTTGATTACAGCTACACGCGCGCTAACGTTGTTGGCGGTCGATTCACCTATTCGAGCAGCACCACGAAAAGCCGCTACACCACAGCGCTGGTTTCATGGTCAGACCCGGGTAACGCTTATGCCGACGCGATGGAGCCGGTATTTGAACAGGCGCTGGTGGCGCGATACGGCTTCAATCAGCTGGAAATGACAGCCATCGGCTGCACCAGGCAGTCAGAGGCGAACCGAAAGGGGCGCTGGGGTATTCTCACCAACAACAAGGATCGCGTTGTTTCGTTTGATGTCGGGCTGGACGGAAACATTCCGCAGCCAGGCTACATCATAGCCGTGGCAGACGAGCTGCTTTCCGGAAAGGTTATGGGCGGACGTATCAGCGCTGTTAACGGTCGCGTTATCAAACTTGACCGTATGGCAGATGCAGCAGCAGGTGATCGCCTTATTCTCAACCTGCCTTCCGGAGCGTCGCAGAGCAGGACCATTCAGGCCGTGAACGGGGAATCAGTCACAGTCACCACGGCATACAGTGAGACGCCACAGGCCGAAGCTGTTTGGGTGGTTGAATCTGACGAGCTCTACGCGCAGCAGTATCGAGTTGTCAGCGTTTCCGATAACGATGATGGCACTTTCTCGATTACCGGCGCATGGCACGACCCGGATAAATATGCCCGTATTGATACCGGAGCCATCATTGACCAGCGGCCGGTGAGTGTGATCCCGCCAGGTAACCAGTCGCCGCCAGCGAACATCGTGATCAGCTCGTTTTCCGTGGTTCAGCAAAATATCAGCGTCGAAACAATGCGTGTGAGCTGGGACCAGGCGCAGAACGCTATCGCCTATGAAGCGCAATGGCGCCGTAACGACGGGAACTGGGTGAACGTCCCGCGCAGCTCCACCACGTCATTCGACGTACCGGGGATTTATGCCGGACGCTACCTGGTGCGCGTGCGCGCAATCAATGCCGCAGAAATTTCATCAGGATGGGGCTATTCAGAAGAGAAAACGCTGACGGGTAAAGTGGGAAATCCACCGAAGCCGGTTGGCTTCATCGCTTCTGAAAACGTGGTATTCGGTATCGAGCTGAACTGGGGATTCCCGCCGAATACCGACGACACGCTGAAGACGGAAATTCAGTACAGCCTGACCGGTACCGAAGACGATGCGATGCTGCTGGCCGATGTGCCTTACCCGCAGCGCAAATATCAGCAGATGGGCCTTAAGGCTGGGCAGATTTTCTGGTACCGCGCGCAGCTGGTGGACCGCAGCGGCAACGAATCAGGGTACACAGAATGGGTGCGAGGACAGGCCAGCATCGATGTTTCTGACATCACGGATGTGATCCTGGAGGAAATTAAAGACTCCGATACGTTCAAAGACCTGATCGAGAACGCTGTGGACAGCAATGAAAAAATTGCTGGCATGGCTGACGACATCAAGCAGAACGCCGACAACCTTGAGCTGCAGGCGCAGGAAATAGCCCAAAACGCGCAGGACATCGGGCAGGTTCAGACCAGCGTTAATGAACTTTCGAGCACGGTTGGTGAAGTGTCGTCTTCTCTCTCTGAGCTTGAGCAGACCGTGGCGACGGCTGATACCGCGCTTGGCCAGAGAATCGACAGCATCAGTGTGTCTATGGACGGCATGACAGGAGGAGTGAAAAACTCGGCTATCGCCATAATCCAAAACGGACTGGCGCAGGTCACTTCCCGCCGTTCTCAAACCGTGACTAATGCAGGAAACAGCGCCAGCATCGACCGTATCGATACCACTATTGCAGATACCAGTCAGGCCGTGGCCCGCGCGCTGGTGACGCTTGATGCTTCTGCCGGTGGTAATGTTTCGAACGCGACAGATCTGACCGAAACCCTGGCTGATTTTACTCAGGCCTCGGCCACGAAAATAAACTCGCTTACTGTTACCTCAGGAGAAAATACGGCAGCCATTACGGTAAATGCGAAGGCCGTGGCTGACGTGAACAATAACCTCAGCGCGATGTACAACATCAAGGTTGGCGTTTCCAGCAACGGGCAATATTACGCTGCCGGGATGGGGATCGGCGTTGAGAATACGCCATCCGGCATGCAGTCGCAGGTTATTTTCCTGGCTGACCGCTTCGCAGTCACCACGGCAGCCGGTAACAGCGTGGCTTTGCCCTTCGTGATCCAGAACGGGCAGACATTCATACGCGCCAGCTTCATTCAGGACGGCACCATTGAGAACGCCAAAATCGGTAACTATATCCAGTCGAATAACTATGTGGCTGGATCTGCAGGATGGAAGCTAGATAAAGGGGGAACGTTCGAAATAAACGGCGTGGCCGGGGGCGGGAGGATGCTGATATCCAGCACTCTCATTCGTATCTACGACAGCAATAACGTGCTGCGTGTCAGAATGGGGTTATGGTAATGCCACAGGGTTTACAGTGCTGGGATAGTGCAGGGCGGGTTGCAGTTGATTTAAGCGATTATGCGATCCGGTATATCGGAAGCACCTCTGTAACTTTTGCCGCGGGTGAGACGTCGAAAAACGTTTCTTTCGCCGGAATAACACAGGACGGCTCATTTATTTCGATTGTGTCGACTGGCGCCACGGCCAATGAATACCACTGCCGCGCTTATAACGGCGGTTTTACTGCTTACTATTTGCCGACAACCGGAAGCCTTGCAATAACACTCAATGTGGAGGTTTATAACTTTCAATGAGCGGATTCGAAGTTTACAACAGCGATGGAAAATTACTGGTGGACTCGCAAAACAGGTCCACCCTTTTTTATGACCAGCGTACGCTCGGCGCAGTAAACAACAAGGGTTTTTACCAGGTAGACAGCCCATTTGGGAATGGCAGCACCCTGGGATTCACTCCGCAGGTATTCTGGAATGACGGGAGATTAAGGTGGCTGCAGCTTGGCGCAAACAGATACGGGATGCCTGGTGCAGACCTGCTTGAAGATAACGCGGGAAGCATGATCCGCACTGCGCGTAATATTGGAATTCAAAGCGGGTATCTGGATGTCTTCGACAGTGCCGGAAATCTCATCTGGAGCGCGGCTTCAGCCTCAAAAATGCCCCGCGTTGTCGGGTTCTTTGACGTGCCGGCGAACTATGACCTGCAGAACAATACACTATCGGTAAGCCTGAATTTTAACCCGTGGATTCTGGTAAACAACTGCCCCGGAAATCTTAGCGATGACGGGGAGGTGGTCGGTTATTCAGGGATAGTGCTGAAGTGGACGGGCTCACAGCTGCAGGGGAGGTATGTTTCTAAAAATCAACGCAGCTGGAGCCAGACGATGCAGGGGCGAGGATTAAGAATCCCTGTCGCTCAGTTTGTCGGGATTTGAAACAGGCGGGACACGTGGATACTGCGTGGCAATCATATCTTGCCTGACTCCCTTCGCAGAATTGAAGCGATAAACGACATCGAGTTTATCTGTTTTTTTATAGCAAATATTACTCAGACGTTTATTAACATGGCGGCTGAATACTCCATTGCTGCTGTCTGAAATAACCGTCATTTCCCGTGTGGCGCAGTCAATGTTCACGTGAATATCACCGCCCAATGATAAACGGGCAGCTTCAACCGGATAGTCCATTCTGAATGCGTTGTCTGTGTGTTTACTGGAACAGCCAGCCAGCAGCAAAAATACTGCAGCAAATAATCGTTTCATTTCTACATTCCTGTAAATGCGGGAATATCCATTTTATTAGAGTTTAAAAAATAGTCAGATTGATATGAGCGATCAATTTTACATGATTGATCGTTTCAAACGATCGTTATTATCGTGAGGTAGTTCATGCTTTATAACACTGGCACTATCGCTATTAACGGAAATACCGCAACCGGCACTGGCACAAACTGGACGGCACCGGCCAGCCAGGTACGCGCTGGCCAGACGATTATCGTCATGTCTAACCCGGTCCAGATGTTCCAGATTTCATCCGTAAACAGCGCCACGTCAATGACGGTTACGCCTGCCGCTTCTCCGGCGCTGAGTGGCCAGAAGTATGGAATTCTTGTATCGGACATTATCTCGGTTGATGGGCTGGCACAGGCCATGTCGCAGCTCATCAAAGAGTATGACGAGAATATCGGTGCGTGGGAGACGTTCGCCACCACATCAGCAAATCAGAGCATCACTGTAACCATCAACGGCGCCCCCGTAACCATCCCCGGCATCGGCAAATTACTGCAGAAAGGGACAAATGGTGCGCTGGCTGTTGCTGACGGCGGTACCGGTGCAACGAAGGCAGAAGACGCTCGCACAAACCTCGGTTTAGGAGACGCGGCAATAAGGGGTGTAACCAGCGATAAAATCTCGCCTGGTGTTGGAGCAGCAAATTTGCCAACAGTAGGGGCTCTTGGGCTTGGAACACCGAGACATATTGATAACTTTTCTGATACTAGTGTTTTGGGATTCGGGCGATATACAACCTCTACGATAAACTCACCCGGTGGCGGTGGAGTGGGGCTCCAGCTCCAGTATGATGGCTCACCAACATTTTCTTGGTTCGTCTGGTCGAATGACGGGCAGGCATACATTCAAACCGGTCACGCCCCCGGGGGCCAGTACCTCTGGAGAAAAGTATATACCTCCGCAAATACCACCATTGCTTCTGATGGCACCCTGAAAGCAGCTTCTCCGGTCGCTCGTATTGTTGCGAGTGCTGATGCATGCCTGCGCTCAGATATTGCTGATGATGGTTTTTCATGGTGCGGCTTCGGTACGGCGAACGCTGAGGCGGAAGGAATAACTCTTTCTCGCCTCGATGCGGGTGTTTACGTGCTGACCGGTTCGGCAGGGCTGGCGTCAGAGGGATGGCAACTACTGCCGCCAATGGACCCTGGCGGAATGGGAGAGTTGGGGGTGGTTGAGGCAGAGCAAACAGAGAACGGCGAGCTGACAATCCGTCTGTTTAAGCGAAAATACATGCTTAACGATGAAGGCGAGATCATTAAAACGAAAGGTGCTCCTATGGATGTTCCGTCGAACAGTTGGATCGATGTGAGACTCGACATGCCTGAAAACAGTGTATGGAATCAACGCCAGAAAGCAGCCTTAGAAGCTGCGGAGAATGAGTCTGGTTCGTAATTAAATGTTGGCAGCCAGATAATAGATGGCTGCCAGATTTGGTCACATCCCAACCTGGCGGACTGTCGGAAACTCAGACACAAGCCACATATCTGCCTCTTCAAACATATCCTCCAGTATGCGGTTCAGCTTTTCCCGATCGCTTTTGCTGGCATCACTATTCAAGCCGTTCGACTGCATCGGCTTCACCTTCACTTCGGCATCAGGGAAAATCTGGTGCACCCGCTTCGTCAGCTCGGCTAGAATGATTTCTCTGGCCCCTTCGAGCCCATCTACATTACGCTTGTCATAAACCAGCTCAACAAACATACCGATACTCTTATAAGTAAAAATTGCCTGTGCTTGATCTGATTTCATAAAAATACTACTGTATATGCATACAGTCAATGAGCGAGTGAGGGTGCGTTTATGCCTCGTCAATCGGATATTCGCGCTGCTTTTACAGCGGCCATACAGCAAAATCCGAAGGGCTATCTCTGCCTGCATACAGACAAATTCATCGCCGAACTGCAGGAGAGGCACTGGCATTTCAGCCAGGAGGATGCAAATTCATGGATCGAGCGATACCAGCCGGACTTCGCCGATAAGACAACAAACGGAAGTGAGAACCGATACTGGATCCTGCGTAACATGGGGAGGGTTTTCTGATGGGATTTCCATCGCCAGCCATGGATTACCAGGAGCAGCGCATGACGATAGATGTTATCTGCGGTGTGGATAACAACTGCCGAGTTATTGAAACTTCATGCGGCTGGGCCGTTATTAACGTCAGTCTTAAACCTGAAGGAGGGGATACGTTGCTGGTTAGCATGGACGGGAGAAACCAGTTCGTTAAGCTAATGGGCCACGCGCTGATTACTCAAGATGGTGAAGCGATAGAAGGGGATGCGTTGGATGACATTGAGGTTTTTGGAGTGCTAACGCACAGTCTCAACCGGGTTTGGAACGATGATTGCCCGGCAATTTAA